CACGTTTCTAGTCAGCGCTGCCACTCCTGCGAGCACCTCGACCTTCACCGCGTCGACGAGCTCAACGTCGGCGCAAGCCGCTCCCGCGCAAAAGAAGAAGTCTGCAGTCCACCGATATCGATAGCCATGGCCACAACCGATCTTTGCTCGCCGCTGTACGGCATGACCGACGCACAGCTACAGGCTGCGCTCGCGTCCGCTCAGCAGGCGTACCTCGAGTTGCGCTCGGGCAACAAGGCGGTCACGGTGGAGTACGCCCAGGGTGACGGCTCGCGCAGCGTCACGTTCCAGACGACGAACCTCGCGAGCCTTCGGCTGTTCATCGGCGAGTTGCAGGCTGCTCTCAACCCCGGCGCGAGGATCTGCAAGCGTCGACGCCTGGTGCCGTTGTTCTGATGAGCACAGCTATCACCCTTGTCGACTCGCGCGGACAGCCGCTGCGCGCACGCGCCGACACCGGAGCTGGCCCTGGCAGTCTCGCGAACAACGTCGGGCGCGCATTCTTTCCGTATCAGGCCGCCGACTGGCAGACGCAGGAGATGGGTGCGTGGCTTCCGTGGATCCGCTCGCCCGATGCCGAGATCAACCAGTTCCGCGACCGCATGGTTGCGCGATCGCGCGATCAGGTTCGCAACGATGGTCGCTCGAGCGGCGGCATCACGCGAATCCTGGACAACGCGGTCGGCTCATCGCTGCGACTGTCGGCCGCGCCGGATTATCGGGCGCTGGCCGCGATCAGCGGCGCCGCGTTCGATATCCAGTGGGCCGATGAATTTCGCCGCGCTGTCGAAGCGCGCTGGCGTCTCTTCGCGAACGACTTTGGTCGGTACAACGACGTTTCGCGTCAGCTGACGGTGTCGCAACAGTTTCGCCTCGCGCTGCGCCACAAGCTGATCGATGGCGAGGATCTCGTCGTCAATTACTGGATGCCGGAGCGTGTCGGTCGCGGCGGCGCGCGTTACGCAACTGCGTACCTCGTTGTCGATCCGGACCGTCTGTCGAATCCGAATCAGATGGTCGACACGCGGTACATGCGCAACGGCGTGGAGGTGGACGACGACGGCGTGCCGATTGCCTACCACATCCGCAAGGCGCATCAGAACGACTGGTACAACTCGATCGAAAGCATGATCTGGGAGCGGGTCGTGCGCGAGGACGACGATGGATGGTTGCGTGTCATCCACGACTTCGAGCGCGACCGCGCTGGCCAGAATCGCGGCATCGGTGTCTTCATCCCAGTGCTCTCACATGCACGCATGCTCGCGCGCTACTACGGCATCGAGCTTCAGGCAGCCGCGCTCGCCGCGTCGATCGGCACATATGTCACGAGCCCATACGATCCGTCGGAAGTGCAGGACGCGGTCGGCGGCGATCAGGAACTTGGGTACTACCAGGGTTTGCGCAAGGATTGGAATGACGAGCGCCCGGCCATGTTCAACGGCGTGCGCGTGCCAGCTCTCGCGCCGGGCGAAGACATCAAGGCGCTGACCTCCGATCACCCGCACAACGGCTTTACCGAGTTCGTGCACGAAATGCAGGGATGCGTGGCTTCTGCGCTCGGCGTGTCGCTCGAGCAAGTGACGCAGGATTGGTCGAAGACCACGTACACAAGCGGACGCTCGGCGTTGCTCGAGAGCTGGAAGACGCTGGTGCGGCGCCGGCAGGAATTCTCGGTCGGTACCGCGACGCCCATGTATGCCGTGTGGCTGCGTGAGGCGATGGAAAACGGTGAGTTGCCGCTTCCGGCCGGCGCACCGGAGTTCATTGAAGCTGTCACCGCTTACGCCGGGTGCAGCTGGCTCGGTCCTGCGCGCGGATGGGTTGACCCGGTGAAGGAGCCGCAGGGCTCGATTCTGAAGATGGACGCGGCGCTGACGACGCTGAAACAGGAAGCCGCCGAGCAGGGTTCCGACTGGGAAGAGCTGCTCGACCAGCGCCAGATCGAAATCGAGGCGTTCCGCCAGCGCGGCATTCCGCTGCCCGAGTGGGGCGGCGTCGAAATCGCGACGCGCACCGACGAACCTCCGAAGGAGCCGCAAGCAGCATGAGCAACTATCCGCATCTCGCAACGCGGCTTTTCAACACGCCCATCGCGATCGCGCCGCAGAAGGCCGAGATCGTGATGGCGGCGCTGGCCGACCGATTCGGTATCTCGAAGCTGTTCCGCGCGTCGGGCGATGTTGTCGTGCTCGCCGACGGTGGCGCGCAAGCATTTCTCGACGGCATGGACTCGGGCGGCCGCGCCGACTATCGACCCTACGAGATCATCTCCGGCGTAGCGATCATCCCGGTCGAGGGCACGCTCGTACAGAAGCTCGGGGAGATGCGGCCATATTCGGGCATGACCGGCTACGACGGCATCCGCGCGAATCTGAGCATGGCAATGAACGATGAAGACGTGCGCGCCATCGTGCTCGATATCGACTCGCCAGGAGGCGAGGTAGCGGGATGCTTCGACCTCGTCGACGCGATCTATCAGGCAAGCGGCACAAAGCCGATTTGGGCAATCCTCACCGAGCACGCGTTCTCTGCCGCGTACGCGATCGCAAGCGCGGCGACACGAATCATCGTGCCGCGCACGGGCGGCACTGGCAGCGTTGGCGTCATCTGCATGCACGTCGACTTTTCGCAGGCGCTTTCAAAAGCCGGGATCGAGGTGACGTTGATCCACTACGGCGCGAAGAAAGCGGACGGCAGCGACATGAAGCCACTTTCGAAAGACGCGCTCGCGCGCTATCAGGCCGACGTCGATGCGATGGGCGAGCTGTTCGTCGAGACCGTTGCGCGCAACCGCAATCTTTCTACTGCCAAGGTGCGTGGCACCGAGGCGGGCACTTTTCTGGGCGCCGCCGGCGTCGAGATCGGCTTCGCCGATGCCGTTATGGCGCCGGACGAGGCCTTTGCGTCCCTGCTCGACGAGCTGGGCTGATTCCCCCACCAACAGGGCCATCAAATGAGTAACTTGCTTCGCAATCTGACCTCGCGTGGGCTGAGTTTTGCCCATCTCGCGAAAGTACCGGCGCGCGCCGGAGACGATACGCCGCCGGCTGACGACAAGGACGGCAAGAAGGGCAAAGCCGAGGTCGGTGATCAGGAAAACAACGATCAGGACCGCGAAAACGGTGATGCCGAAGGCGACGATCCGCCGCCGAACGATGACAAGGACGGAAAGAAGGGTAAGCGCGCGGCCGACGACAAGGATGATCCGGACGCCGATGACGATGACGACGAGGAAGAGATGCGCGGCAGCAGCGCGTCGGCGAAAGCCCGTCGCCGCGAGCGTATGCGCTGCGCCACGATCATGGGCTCGGCCGCAGCCGGCAAGAACCCGGTCCTTGCGGCGAACCTCGCGTTCAACACCTCGATGACGCGCAAGGAAGCGCTCGCAGTGCTCGAGGGCACGCCGGCGCCAGCGGCCGCGGCGCCGGTCGCGCGCCGCAATCCCCAGCTCGGCGCCGGCGGCGAGCGTGGCGTCAGCTCGCACCAGGCGATCGAGGCGAGCTGGGACGTCGCAATGGAAAAGGCTCGTCCCAGCCGTCAGCGTTAATCCGCGGCCCTTCGTCAATCCCATTCAGAGGTAGCACATCATGAGTCAAACCCCTCTCGTCGAAGGCCGCCACGATGGTGGCTTTCTCGTCAGCGAAGCACGCGGCCATCGTTCGCGCGATCGCGGCACACTCAGCGGCGCCGTCAAGCATCAGGCCGGCACCGTACTCGGCAAGAAAACGGGCGGCACCGCGACGGCCGCTGCCAAGGCAGGCAACACCGGCAATGGCACCTTCACGCTCGACGCGACGACTCCCGTAGTCGGTAACGCGCAGCCGGGCGTGTATATCGTGCGCTGCACTACGGCCGCTGCCAACGGCGGCACTTTCCGCGTGTTCGATCCGACAGGCGATGTGATCGGCGATGTTGCAGTCGGCTCCACGTTCAACGATCAGCTCAAGTTCGTGATCGCCGACGGCGCGACGGACTTCGTCGTCGGCGACGAGTTCGACGTCACGGTCTCGGCGCTGTCGAAGATCTTTGTGCCATTGAGCCTGACCGCAACCGACGGCTCGCAGATTGCCGCAGGCATCTCGTTCGCGAATGTCGACGCCACCGCCGCCGATCAGACCGGCACGGTGGTGACGCGCGATTGCGAGGTGAACGGCTTCGAACTTTTCTGGCCGAGCGGCGCGACCACTGCGCAGATCGCCACCGGTACGGCGCAGCTCGCAGCCCTGGGAATCATCGTCCGCTGATCTCCAGAAGTACTTTTCTTCAAGGGTAAATCTCGGCCGCGCAAGCGGCCATTATTATTTCTGGGAGCCAATAATGGCCAGTTTGGACGTGTTTCACCAGGATGCGTTTTCGACCATCCAACTGACGACCGCGATCGAGAAAAAGCCGTTTCAACCGACGGGTCTGGGCGATCTCGGCATCTTCGAAGACGACCCGATTCGCACGACCGCTCTGGCTGTCGAACAGCGGCAAGGCAAGCTGGTCGTCGTGCCATTCAGCGAGCGCGGGCAGGAAGGCACGCAACGCACGACCGAGCAGCGTGAAGCGCGCTACTTCAAGGTGCCGCGGATCATGCACAGCGACACGCTGTACGCGAACGAAATCCAGGACATTCGGGCGTTCGGTACGGAATCCGAACTGATGCAGGTGCAGGCGGAAGTCGCACGCCGCTTGAATGGCCCCACGGGTCTCACAAGCAATATCGAATACACGTGGGAATACCACCGTCTCGCGGCCGTGCAGGGCATGCTTCTCGACGCAGACGGATCGGTGAAGTACAACTGGTTCGACGAATTCGGTATCACGCCGCCGACGGAAGTGCCGTTCAACCTCTCCGCAGGCACAGCCAACAGCCTGCGCCCGATCGTCAACGGCATTGTGCGTTCGATGGCTCGCAAGGCGCAGGGTGCTTTTCTGCCTACGACGAAGGTCTACGCGCTGTGCGGAGACCTGTTTTACGACGAACTCACTAACCATCCGGACGTGATCCGCACCTACCTGAACTGGAGCGCGGCGCAGGAGCTGCGCGACAACAGTCAAGGCGCGGCGTTCGAAGCGTTCCCGTTCGCGGGCGTCATCTGGTCGAACTACCGCGGTTCGGACGACAACACGACGCTGAAGATCGCTGACGACAAGGTCAAGTTTTTCCCCGTCGGTGCTCCCGGCGTTTTCCGCCGCGCGCTCGCGCCGGGCGAGTCGTTCGAATGGGTCAATACGCCGGGCAAGGCGATGTACGTGATCCCCATCTTCGATCGCGACCGCAACTCGTGGTGGAAGATGGAGGTGTACAGCTATCCGCTTCACATCTGCACACGCCCGGAAGTTCTGCAGACCGGCCGCGCCGGTACGTAACCGTGCCGTTCGATTGGCGCGCCGTGACCGACAGGATGAACGGCGTAGTGATGGAGACGTTCGGTGAGACCGAGCGGGTTCTGTACATGCCCGCTACCGGTGAGACGCCGTACGAGGTCGACGGCGTCTTCGACGAGGCCTTCCTCGATCTGAGCATCGTCGACGGCGCGCAGGTGGCCACCGTTCAGCCGCGTCTCGGCATTCAGCTCTCACAGTTCACTCATGCACCGGCGCAGGACGATCAGCTTCAGATCATCCGAACGGGGCTTGTGTACGTGGTGCGCGAACCTCGGCTCGACGGCTGGGGCGGCGGCGGTCTGATGCTCAACCTCGTGAGTAACGGCAATGGCTGATCCGACTGGCCGCTCGGCCATG